TCAGCATGGCAGTTAGCCTTTAACGCTCAAAACGGGACACCAAACGGCGTAGCAGTCTTAGATGGTAACATGGACTATTAGCCCATTACTGTAAACCCAACAGATGCACAGCTTTTAGAGACTAGAAAGTTTAATGTTATCGACATCTGTAGATTTTTTGGAGTCAGCCCTATTAAAGCCTTTGATTTAGATGCTGCGAATTACTCGACAGTAGAAGCGACGCAGTTAGCATTCTTGACAGATACCTTAGCTCCATTACTACAAAAAATAGAAGAAGAGTTCAACCGTAAGCTCTTTGATGATTTAAATGCAGGTATAAATTTTGACGAGAATGCATTACTTAGAGCAGATAAGACAAGCCAAGCTGATTACTACACCAAACTTATCAATGCTGGGATAATAACGCCATCAGAAGCGCGTAGAGAGCTTGGTTATAATTACAGAGAAGAAAGTGATAAGTTATTCATGCAAACTAACATGTCCAGTATGGATAACATCGCGAATAACAACACAATAATAACACAAAAGAAGGATGAACAAAATGGAACACCAGCAGGAACAGATGGAATTACGGTCAACGCCGTCTGAATTCAACACATCCTAGCGCACGATTAAAGGTTATGGCATAAGATTTAACCATTGGAGCCGTGACTTGGGAGGCTTTACCGAAAGAATCTTACCGGAAGCTGTGAGTCTTGATTTACTTAATAGTTCAGACATTAAAGTATATCTAGAGCATGACAAACAGCGCGGTATATTGGCAAGAAGCAAACAAGGCAACGGATCGCTTAAGTACAGCATTGACGATTTAGGCGTAGTTTATGAATTTGAAGCTCCGAACACACAACTCGGCAATGAAGTACTAGAAGGCTTAAATCGCGGGGACTATGACGAAAGCTCTTTCGCCTTTACCGTTAAGCGTGATAGTTGGGAAACTAAAGGCGGTAAGTATTACCGCACAATTCACGAAATAGAAAGAATGTATGACTTTAGCATAGTGGCTGATGGGGCTTATTCAGAAACTTACGTCAGCGTTGCGAAGCGTTCACTTAATGATTACATAGCAGGAATTGATATGGAGGTTAGGAATAAAGAGGAAGATAAACCAGAGGATAAAGAAAAGCAAGAAGAAGAAAGCGCAGAAGCAACTACAGAAGCTCCAGAAGAAGAAGGAACTGATACAGTAGAGGATAACAAAGATAGAGAGCCTGATTCCGACTCTTTAAAAGAAGAAGAAGAGGAGAAAGAAGAAGATAAAGACAAACGTAACAATTTAAACAAAGAAGAAATGGAATTTTCACTTATCAAGACAATTAACGACGTAGTAAATCGTCGCAGTTTTAACGAATCTGCAGCCGCTGTAATTGAACAGGGCCAGGCAGAAATGCGCAAGGCAGGGCTTACCTATAATGGTGATATTATCTTGCCTACAGAATACCGTGCAGATATTAAGTCAACTACTGGCGCTGGCGCTATTGCTACTAATGTTCAAAGCATTATCTCGCCAATCTATGACTCGATGGTATTCTCTAAAGCTGGTGCAACTTACCTCTCTGGCCTTAATGGGGATGTAAAGGTTCCAGTACTTAATGGCTCGACTGTAGGCTGGGCAGATGAAGTAGGTGCAGCCGCAGATGCTGCAGCTTCTATTGAATCTGTAACTCTTACCCCTAAGCGTCTTACGGCATTTGTAGATGTATCGAAGCAGTTCCTCTTGCAGGAAACTGCATCAGCAGAAGAAGCACTCAAGCAAGACATCATCAGAGCTATCGCCCAGAAGCTCGAAGCAACGATCTTGGATGCTACGGCTAAATCTACTACTCGCCCTGCTGGTTTGTTCAATGGTGTAACAGCAGACACTGCATCTATTACCTGGGCCCAGATTTGCACGTTTGAGGCTCAGATTGACGGTAAAGAAATGGGTAACAAGTGCTGGATCGTTAGCCCTTCGGCCAAAGGTTTGCTCAAGCAGACAGCTAAAGGCGGTAATCGCTTTGTACTTGAAGGCAACGAAATTGAAGGCTACCCAGTATACTGCACAGCTGCTGCAACTACCAACGGGGTACTCTTTGGTGACTTCTCAGACTTGGTAATTGCACAATGGGGGGCTACAGAAATTGTTGTAGATCCATACAGCCAGGCAGGTAATGGTAAAGTAAGACTCATCGTGAATGCTTACTTTGACGCACAGATTCGCCGCAGTGGCTCTATTCTCAAGAAAGTTATCAAGGCATGATAAACCAATTAAAGAAGCATCTAAACATCGACGACGATTATAAAGATGACGATGAATACATAATGCTTCTCTACTCAGCCGTTAAAAAAAGACTGGCTAAGCATCTTAATCTTCCTCTTCTTAAATTCAATGAAATAGAAGAGGAAGAGCCTATCAAGATTGCTGCCTTTTTAATGGTTGGACATCTATATAACAACAGGGAAAGCGTAGCATTTACGAATGCGTATGAGGTGCCGTTGGCGTATTCGTATTTGCTCGCCCCTTATATTAATTTTGGGACAATTTACACAAACGTATGAGAGCTGGACTTTTAAACTCTGTGCTTACAATTTACAAATACGAGCCAGAGATTGATGAATTCGGCGGAGAAGAGATACAGTACACAAAAGGCACCACAACGAAAGGATAGTTCAAATTCTCGGCATCTGATAAAGATGCTATCGATTCTAGAATTTCGGAGTTAAACTACGCTGATCTTACAATTAGAAACTATCACGACGTTACGGTTAACGATCTGATTTACTTCAAAGGATTCTGGAAGATTCTTAGCATTTACGAAGAAGACAGAATGCTTAAACTTAGACTACTTAAATCTGATGAAGACTACATTTTAGTTGGATGATAAGCAAGCCATAGCTTACCTTGAGAGTTTAAAAATAACCCAACAGAGAAAACTATTAAATCGCGGACTTAGCAAAGCTGTATAGCCTTTAGTTAAAGAATACAAGAAGATTGTAAAGCAAACCATTAAGAGTGAATCTTACGGTCAACTGTTTAAAGGCATCGGAGTTCAAGGATTTAAGAAGGGCATAGGTGTTACAATTAGAATCAACAAGAAGACTAAAAGCATTAATCTTCTTCCTATGTTTGAAATCGGAACAAAAGACAGATACTAGACTTAGATTAAAGGCAAGAAGCTCAGGAAAAAGCGATACGTTGGGAAACTCAGAGCGTATAAATTCTTTGACTACGCAAAGGAAAAGACGCAGATAGAAGTTATGGCTAACATTAAGAATTCAATCAGGGAAATAATCGACAAACAATTTAGCAATGCTGTCAGAAAACTTAACAGTAGCCAAAAGGCTAAATAACATCGCGAATGCTTACCCGGTAGTTGCTCCAGAATCTGCGAAGTATCCCTACATTGTTTTTACTCGTACATCAACGCTTGCAAATTATCACAAGCTTGGGGTTTCTTCTATAGCTCATACATTTGATGTTGTTATATGCAGCGACAGATACGCGGAGGCATTAGATATAGCAAAGCAGGTAATCGAAGAGTTCAACGATTACCAATTAGATAACGCCTATGAGGAATACTCGGAGGCTTACGTTTACAATTTAACAATTACAAAAACAATATAAAATGGCAACATTACAAGGCAAGAATCTTATGCTGGCCATCGGCGGCAAAGTTTACGGATATGCTACGGCATGTACTCTTGATATCGCAATTGATACTACTGAAACAGCCTCTACAAGCTGGAAACAGATGAGTGCAGAAGGTGGTGAATCTTGGAAGAGTTATGAAATTTCAAAGAAGAGCTGGACAGTATCAACTGACAACATGACTAATACAAATCTTGAAGGTTTCGATGATTTGTTTACAGCTATTACTGATGCAAAAACTAACGGCAAGGTAGCTATCAAGTTTGGCATCATAGACTATTCAACGGCTACAGATACAGACAAAGACGGAAATCTTGATGTGGATAGCGCCTTCACTCTTACGTATACAGGCGAGGCTGTAGTAACTAGCATCTCTCTTACAGGTTCAACAGAAGGGGAAGCAACTTATTCTGTAAGTCTCCAGGGTACAGGAGCATTAACCAAAGCAAGTAAATAATTTAAAACAATAATATTATGATTACAATCAACGGCACCGACTACAAATTCAAGCGTACAATGCGCTCTATCATGCTCTTTGAGCAGAAACAGAAAAAAAACATCACAGACATAGGTTCAAATGTTTCGGAAATCATCAACTACTACTACTGCGTGCTTCAGGCATGTAATAGAAACTGTAAGATTCCAACATTTGACGAGTTCCTTGATTATATTGACGAAACCGATGGAGCTTTTCAGCTTATGGGTGAACTTTTAGCTGAGGAACATACAGAAAAAAAAGCACAGCCGGAAGCTTAAGCTTTAAAGACATCTACGCTTATGCGGTGATTGAAGGCGGCATCTCTCCTGATTACTTCCTTGATGAAATGACGGACTGGGAGCTTGAAGCTATTGCTTCGGCTACTAATAGACGTGAACGGGGAGAATGGGAAAGATGTCGCTTTCTTGCTTATGTTACGGCTTGTAGTATGGGAGCAAAGATTAAAACGCCATAGGATCTAATAACGTTCCAATGGGAAGAATCAACCCCAGAATATAAACCAGGGAAAATAAACCCTGACCTTATTAAACAATTTGAAGAAGAATTACAATGGCAACAGGCAACTTAGTAACAAGAGCAACACTAGACAGCAAAGAGTTTGATAGCGCCCTTGATAGAATGAAAGGGAATATCAAGAGCTTTAGCAAATCCGGCAAAGAAGCAAGCGATGAGCTAGGATCTGCTTTTTCTGACATACTTGGAGAATTTGCACCAAGTATAGGAAAAGACATTCAAAGCGTAATAGATAAAGTCCAAACTGCAGCAAATATAATAAAGAAGGCTTTTAACTTCTCAGATTTAAACCTTGGTGCCAACATAACGCAACAAATGCAAAACGTCACCAATGTTACAAATAACGCAAGTAGTAACATTACAGGAGCTCTTACGACTTCAGGACTTGCAGGGATTGAGGTATTTAAGAAGCTTGGGGGAAAGGCAGCAGATGTGTTTAAAAGTATCATATCAGAGTCAATGTCTTTGTAGGCGCTATACTCAGGAGGATTTAAATCTGCTATACAGGTAGCTATCGCACAGTTCGATTATTTACTAGAAGGATTTAAAGCCATTATAAATGTTATAAAAAGAGAATGGGGAGCTGTAGATAAAATAATGAAAATTGATGATTCCGGAGTATATGAAGAAGTGCCAAAGAAGTTTGCTGATAAATTCAAGTCGGCATTCAGAAGTATTGATGCTATCTTTAAAACTTACTTTGATTCTAATATACTCGGAAATTTAAAAAATTTCGCAACCCAAGCAGGCACCATATTTCAAGGAATTGTAAAACATCCCAAGATGATGCTGGGCATTGTTGGCAATTTGTTTAAATCAGGTTTAACCAACATCTTAAGCCTAGTAGGCTCATTTTCTATTGGAGTTATTCAAGCGTTTGCATCAATTACAGTCGCCATCATCTCAAACCCAATTGCCGCAGCAATTGCGGCAATAGTAGCAGCTTTGGCATTAGCTACAGCCTCCCTTGGTGCTTTCTTTACTCGTACAGAAGAAGGATCTAATCAATGGACACTGATGAAAGCAAAGGCTACTGGTTACTTCAATGGTGTAATGGACGCCTTCGCCAATATAGGCAAGAGCATTATGAACGGAGAAACAATTTATGGCAAGTTTGTAAAAAAAGTCGGAGGCTGGATTATCGATCTTATTGTTACTCCTCTTAAATGGATTGGAACCTTCTTGAACTCAATTATAGAGATGCTGACTGGGGTTGATATTGCAGGAGAAGCCGAGAAGTCATCACAGATAGCGGAAGAGATAGCAGCGAAAGAATTAGAGATGATGGAAGCCTGGGAGGGTAAAGTTGACCTATAGAGTAAGAGCAATAGACTGCTTGCGTCTGAGTTAAAAACAAAAGCAGAAAAATTAAGGGATGAAGCAGAAGATATAGAAAACTTATCAGACAAACTAGAATTATTACAACAAGCGAAAGATTTAGAAGACGAAGCCAATGATCTCACTCTTGAGCATTTACGAAATGAAGTATAGATAGCAACAGAGCGATACGAGGCAAACCTTTCAAACTTAGAAGCCAGACAAGCTTATAACGATCTTTGTGAAGAATTAAAAGAAAAAGAGGCCAGCTTTGCCAAAGAGTCGAAAGCGGCACAGAGAAATATAAACTCGATACTTAAGCAATCTAAAAAGGAAGCTGCAGAGCTTACCGAAAAATTAAAGGAAGTCAATAAGTATATGGAAATGGCTTCTAAGATGGGTGTTAAAATAGATATAACAGTTGACAATGTAAAAGAAGTTGGAAAGCAACTTGTAGAATCTCTTTAGCTCCAGAGTTTAAGCGAGGATCTGTTTAATGACCTTAGAAACGCTAAACCAGAGCCAATAGAGGTTCCAATTAAGCCAGTCTTTGAACGTGGTGAGAATGGCGAAATAGAAGAGATAGGCGAAGAATTAGGGCCAAGCATTGATGAAGCTTTAGGCTTAGCAGCTGGCACTATAAAGGCAAATGCTGAAGTAGAAGATGCAGCTAAAGAAAAAGCAGAAGAAATAGCCTAGAGTTTAAACGAAGGCATCACAGACGCAATAGCTCAAGGCATTGGCTCGCTTATGGAATCACTAGGCGACGCTTTAGTATCTGGCGATTGGTCGAGTGGTTTAGTATCAATGCTTGACTCTATAGGTTCAGCTCTCAAATCCTTTGGTTCAACGCTTATATCTTACGCAATAGCCGTTGACGCCTTTAAGAAATGCTTCGCCAACACCGCCGCAGCTATGGCAGCTGGTGCAGCTCTTATAATAGCAGGGGCAGCATTATCAGCTGCATCCTCTAAACTCTAGAAATTCGAAACAGGCGGAATTGTTGGAGGAACTAGCTACTATGGTGACAATGTCTTGGCACGTGTTAACTCTGGCGAGATGATCCTTAACCAAGGCCAACAGAGAAACTTGTTTGATGCTATAAACTCAGGAAACTTTGGCGGTGGCTCTTAGACTGTAGAGTTTAAAGTTTCAGGCAGTAATCTTTACGGAGTACTTAACAATTACAATACACGGAGAAGTAAACTATGATTGGAAAATTTAGAGATTATACAGTATATATAGGAACTGGAGAGGATGAGGTTATCCTCTCCTCTTCTCCTGTTGTTATTAATTATACAGGAGATGTTGACGATCCTCTTAAACCTATTAGATCGTCAGAGTGTTAGATTAATTTGATTACAGATAGCTTCCCGACTCATCTGTTTACTAATAAAACAAGAGATACAGAAGTTAAAATCTATAAAGGTGATGATCTGTTATGGCTTGGACACTTAGAGCCTAATGTATATTCTCAGCCTTTAGATGATGGCCTTGTAGAGTTAGAGATTGTAGCCTTGGATTATCTGTCAACTATGGAACAATTAAGCTATACAAGCGACGGAGGGATTAAAAGCTTCAAGGAACTAATAATACAATGCACAGGGTTAGAATTAGAAACAGCGGAAGAAATAAATTATCACTGCTTAGAGTCTAACTTTACAGATGAAGACGGTGATAACATGACAAATTACGAAGTAGTTGAGAATATTCTTTTATTCTTAGGCCTTTGCTGCTATTAGAAAGCCGACAAGGTTGTTGTCTATGATCCTGTTAAAGCTTCGGGCTTAGTTTATGATTCTGATATTATTACTAAAACGCCAGGAACTCTAAGTATTGGGGATGTTTACAATAAAGTTGTTATCAATTCTAGCGTTTATAATGATGATAATTACTTTAAGAATTTCTCAGATGCGCAGTATTTAAATGCTATAAAAAACGTTCCAGTAGTATCAGTGTTACAATCTACAAAATACATAAGCTATAAGTACTAGCGACTTTCTTCTTCTCTCTGCGAGTTTAAAAGCTATGACGCAAACGGTAATGAGATTAACTACATCACAGGCTTACGGGCTCGCACAGCGTTTGCAATTAAAACCAAATGGTGGAAATATAAAGAAGAGCAGGAAGGGTCAAAACAATGGACGTATTGGGTTTGTATGCCTTATCATGTAGCGCAAAGTGTGCCAATGGTAATCTATAAGATAAATGAATTCTCACCACCTTATTATAAAGGCTATCTGAGCTTGAACTTTGACGTTTTGGCTGATGTTGACCTTCCAGAGCCAGCAGCTGTTGATGGATTCTTTACAAATGCAAATATAGACGACGAAAAGATTGACTATAAAAACTCAAACAATAGGTATAATCCAGAAGTTACCATGTAGCTTAAAATTGGTGACTATTACTGGACAGGTTCAAGCTGGAGTACTTTACCTGTGTCTTTTATAATAAAAATAGGGGAAGAAGGAGATAATCCTTGGCGTACTATCCACAACCCAAGGAGCGAGGATTTTTATGTAAATGGCAGTGAGTTTAAAGGTTATAAAATAACACTCCCAGACGACAAGGTTATATGCGGACCTTTAGAGCTTAAGATTAATCGCCCTAACTTCGGAAATTACTCAGAGTGCAAGTTTGTATATATGAAAAACTTCGAGCTAAGTTATGTAATAGACGAAGTAGACAACGGCATATATTACAACGAAGAAGAGCGTTATAAACAGCAAGAAGATATAGTCTGGGAGTCTAATACTAAAAACGGCGACGAGTTCCAAGAGATTGAACTTAAGCTTTGTACTAATGTCTTTAATACTACAAGTAAGGCGTCAGTATTAACAAAAGACAGCAACGGTTATCAATTACTTAATACCATTGATGGTTATTATCAGGAAGAGCATTTAGTCGACAAATACTACAACTTACTCTGTGATCCTAAGATTTAGATAGAGTCCGAGGTTTTAAATCATGATCTTATCTATCCAAACGATAGAATTGACAACTACCAAGTAATTGAAAACTCCTGGGATTTAGACAATGACAAGCAAACAATAAAACTACGGCAGTTATGATAGAAGTTAAGCATTTTAACGTTCCTAGTAAGCCAAGGAGTAAATACCAGCAACAAGGAACAACTACGATAATTAACAACACAACTACTAGCTCTGGGGGTAGTGTTAGTTTGCCGTTTGAATATGACGAAAACGGTATATATTTTGAAACTCAGAGCCTCACTACAGATAAAATCGAGAAATATGACACTCTAGCCAATTATATAACAACAGAGACAGAAGACGACTGGCAGTATTACTCTTTGAATGGTGACAGTATAGTAGACGGGATGCTTGGGGTAGCTGATTCATCTTAGTTTGTTGGAACTGTCTTTATGAATGACTTTTACGCTTTCAGTCCGTCTTATATCTCTGAACTTACAACCGATAAAATAACAGCAGATGAATCTATTACAACTAAAACTCTTATCTCTAATGGAGATGCTAATGTTAAAGGCTCTCTATTTTGCGGGCCTGTATATCTTAGCAACAACAATTAGCTAAACTGTAGAAACTTTGACCATATGGCTATTAATTATAGCGCTGGCCAGAGCGTTTACACTAAAATCTATGACGGATAGGCTAATTGCATCGCTTCTTTTGGTAATCAAGGAAGTAATATTACAGGTGGCTTATATGTTGACAATTTAACAGTTAGTGGAACACTTCAGGCGACTTTATATGAAGCCAAGAAGGTAAGAGCTACAAACGGTGATCTACTTGTTACAGATTCTGGAACTATAGAAAAAGTAATCAAAGTATAGGATCCTTTGGTTACTATAACACTTACAGAGCCTGCAGGTTTTGAAGTTGGAGATATTGTAGCGATCCAACAATTAAACGGCTTAGACGTATTAAGACAAGACTACACAGTAACAGCATCTGACGGCTAGAATTTAGGAATTAAACACAATGATAGCTATATGTCATTTACTCCTAAAGCAGGTGATACAGTCGTTAGAGTAAGTGGGAACTTAATAAAACTCTCAGCTGATGAACAAGTAATAGATTTAAAAACTGGAGATGATATTAACACTAGAATAGGTAAACTAGAAGGATTAAACGAATTAGAAGGTTATGGGTTATATTCTGACAATGCTTATATTACTGGAGATATTCACGCAAGAAACTTAACACTTGACAATAAACTTACAAGCGCAGAAATTGAAACTGATGAGTTAGTTGTAAAGTATTTACAAACTAAATCAGAAGGGACAAGAATTGAAGCCTTCGATCATCAGCTTTAGATGGTAGACGGAGAAGGAAACCAAAAGCTTATAGTATCTGGTGAAAGTTATAATACAATGACGCAACTTTTAGATAGTGACGGAACTAAACTGCACAAGGTAACAGCTGGAAGCATTTCTGTGAGTAATACTTACGGAGGAAGTATTACTGGAACTAAAACGTCAACGATCTGCTCTAGTATTAATATCCCAGATGGAACCTATGCGGTAAATGTTCCAAGTGTTACTATTTCCGGTAATCTTAAGCTAACCCGCGATGATTTATTGGATTCATCAAGTAATTATGGCAGGGTTGTAATGCGTGTTGTATTATCTAATGGAACAGAGCGGTCAGTTATAGCTAATAGAATCGTTACAGCTTCAGGACATACAACTAAAACTCTTAGCCTTACTTCCTCAGCTGAAAAGATAGCGGTAAAGGCTGGAACTTATACATTGTTCATAGAGTTAGAATATGACATAACAGCTAATGGTTTCGGTTCAGCTAGTATTACTAGTTCCACAAGCGATAATCTTGAAGTTGTGGAGTTATCCAATCAAACTAAGATATATGCCAATGGTTTAGCTTATAAGGCAAGCTCTGAGAAATACTTCGCAGTTTTAGATGCTGACGGGTAGCCTGTCTTTTAGGTAAGAGCTGGGAATTATATCCTAAGAATATCTGAGTCTGGTATTCAGGCTTCAAGCGATAAAGGCGCTACTTGGCGCTCCCTTTAATACAATGAACAAAAACTGGAGCAAGAGAGCCGTATTTATCTTGCTCGGCTTTCTTGGCATGGTATGGGTTGCTTCGTTATATCTTAATGGGGCAATAGATGAAAGCTTAATACAAGCAACTTGTTAGATTTTGGTTTTTATTTTTGGGGTACTAAACAAACCATAAGGGGTTAGGGCCTTCGGGCCCTGCTTCTTTAAATTATAAACTCATGGCAACACTTGACTATTCTAAAACTATTAACATTGTGATAAACGTTATAATGCCTGACGGCTTTGTTAACGTTGATCTGTTTACAGATAAAAAGCCAAATGTTAGATATACTACAGTTGGCGAAATTAAAGATGATAAGCTTTATATTACAGCACAGAATCACGGCCTTAGAGATGGGGAACTGTTCGCTAAAATCGGGGACACTATTATAGATACAGGCTACAAGTTAGGCCTTACTGGCGACACTATAAGCTATACAATGCTTAGCGAGGATATATTTGATAGCTTAACCCCTGCACAGTTAAAAATAATACAAGCCCCAGCTCTTGAAGCTGCTGAAGAATGTAATGCTGTTACAACTAAAGCAGAAGCTCAAGAAGCTATAAGAGTAAAGGCAGAAGCAGAAAGACAAACTAAGTTCCAACAAGTAATGGATGATCTTCAAAACTTCGCAGATGAAACCTTAAATGAAATAGAGGGAGCTTTTAATGATGAAGTTGAAGCCTCTAAATCTGCCACACAGGACGCCTTAAATGCTGCTGTAAACGCATCAAATCAGGCTACCTATGCCAAGACTTAGGGCGATTATGTAAAGGCTCAGATGGGCGATTTAGAAAGCGTAAAAGCTTCGGCGATCACAGCTAGTAATACTGCTATTACTGCTTCAGAATATGCAACAACTCAAGCTAATAACGCTAAAGAATATATCGATCAGATAGGCGGCAGTTTAGAAGCTATAAACGATCTACTTAAAGCTTTGAACTCATGATATACGAGGAACTTAAAACAATTGTCGACTCTGTAAATGATATGAAAGAAGCCAGCGGAGCTTCTACATTTACAGAAGTTAAAGATAAAGTAGAAAGGATGCCAGTCTGGGATAATTTCAGATCACCACTTGCCCAATTAGGCTATACCTCGGAAGATGAGGCTATTTATAAAGACTTGAAGATTGACATGACGACGGTTAAGGAGGATGTGGAGTATAGTTTGGTGCTTAAGAAAAAACTCGATGGAGCTACAACAATGGAGGGTAAGATGAAGAATGACGACACGATGATTTATGCCCCTGCCATTGACACGTCTAACGCTGGTATGTTTCAGGCTATGTTTGCGTCCAATACAAATATGTTGACTGCGCCAAAATATGACATGAGAAAAGGTAAGTCAACTGTTCAAATGTTTGGAGGTTGCAGTAGCCTGCTTGCGTATAATATGGACGATGTTGACTTGCCTAATTGTACTACAATGCTGCAAATGATGGATAATTGCAAGGCCATGACTTCATTTTCTGCCAGAAACGCGAATGTTTCAAAATGCACAAATATGCATGGTGTTTTTCAGGGCTGCAATAGTTTGACTTCTGTCGATTTATCAGGATGGGGCACATCTTCTGTTACAACTATGAGGCAGATGTTTTATGGGTGCAAAGCTCTCGAATCGTTAGATATTAGTCATTTTGATACGACAAATGTGGCAGCCATACAGAATATGTTTTATGGTTGCAACAAATTAAAAGACTTAAATATGTCAGGCTTGAACTTGGAAAATGTTAAAAATATGTCATATGCTTTTTGCAATTGCTACGCCTTAGAGTCGCTTGACTTGTCTGGGTTAAAAAATGCGAAACCAGACGATATTGGCGGATTGTTCAAGAATTGCGAAAGCCTAAAATACGTCGATGGATTATCTGATTTAGACGTGTCAAATGTTAGTATTATCTATGAGATATTCCAAGGTTGTAAAGCGTTGGAAAATGTAGATGTTTCTACTTGGTACGCCCCAAAAGTGACGCAGTTAAACTCTTTCGCTACTGGACTTCTCACTTGTAAAGAAATTGACTTGTCGAGCTGGGACTTAACAACAGTGCAGTACATGAGTACAACTTTTAGAGGCGCCACTTCTCTTGAAGTTATAAAGCTTAAAAACTTTGGAGGGCATCCAAGCTTTGCATATGACCGCACTTTTGAAAACTGCCCAGCATGGGGTAGTACACCAGAGGGGTTACAGTCTTTGCGCGACACCTTGATTAATAATAGCTTCGATAGGGTGAAAGCTGGATATTCAGCAATCAATCTGCCAATAGATACAGCACAAAAGAATCTCCTCACCGACGAAGAAAAAGCAGCTATAACAGCGAAAGGGTTTACAATAGTAT